GCTTGGATTATGACAGATATAGATGCTGGTCCGCTGTTTGCGTATCAACCGCCTAATACTGAGCATTTGTTGCTTGGTGGTTGTGTAGCTAATACTGGACGTTTAATTCATATAGATGATGACGATGACAGAGTTTTTGACAAATACGGCACAGATGAGGATAATATTCCTTCGCATTTTGTTACTCCTTGGATGTCTACACGTAATCCTGTAGTTAAAAAACGTTGGGGTAAGCCCCAAATGGTAACTTTGGCTAAATCTTCGCTCCAAATGACAGTAGAAGTCTATAAAGATTACGATTTTGCTGATTATGCAAAGACTTTTCCTGTGGATATTACTGGTCGTACTAGTGCTTCTGTGTGGGGTACTGCTACTTGGCAGAACGATGATGGAAGTTTAGGTGACGGTGTTTGGTCGTCAGAAGACCAATCTAAGGTTACAGATGTCAAAAGATTGCCTACTTTAGGGACAGCTAGGGCTATAAGTATGAAGATTATTGGACCCACAGCTACTAATTCCGATTGGCAGGTAAATGCGATAGGGTTTACGTATGTACCTAGAAGGATGAGATAATGGCTTTAGGATCATTTAACAGTTTTACAGCAGGAACAACAATAGTTGCTTCTCAAATGAATGCTAACTTTGCAACAATTACTAGCTGGTCAAGCGAATTGGCTCGCTTGGACGGCGCTGCATTTACTGGCGCTTGCACATGGACAAACACTATAACAGTCGGTTCTGATGGAACAGGTTATGATGTCAAGTTCTTTGGTGATTCTGCTGGTCATTATATGCTTTGGGATCAATCAGCAGATGAGCTGGTTTTAACTAGCGATTCTAAATTGTCTTTCCATGATGCTGCTGGTGGTGAAAACATTGTTGCTTCTGCTGATGGACATTTAGAAGTTAATGCTGGCACAACATTAGATTTAACAGCGCCAACGATTGATTTGAACGCTTCTACTGAAGTCATTATAGATGGTGACGTTGACCTTAACGGCGCTTTAGATGTTTCTGGCACAACTAATTTAGATGCTGTAGATATTGATGGAAACGTTCAAGTAGATGGAACATTTACGGTTGGCGTTGACGACACTGGTTACGATGTTCTTTTGTACGGCAATACGGCAAGCATGAAAGCCCATTGGGATACAAGCCAAAATGCTTTAGCTATTACAAGTACAAATGCAGGTCTTAGGCTTGTAGATACACATTCTGATAGCGCTCCATATATAGGGTTTTATGACAGTAGCTATAATGGGGATGGAACTACTGGTCGTTTAGGCTATGTCGGTTACCCCAACAGTGATGATTTGTATGTAAGGAACCATGACACTGATGGGGATGTATACATCATGTCTGCCAATAAAATAGAAGTTTCAGGCGCTTTAGGAACAGAATATAACAGTTCAATTCCTAGAGTGGCGTACAGGAATAGCGGTGGAGCCGCATCTGTAGCTAGTTACCAGTTAAACAATAACCCAACGATATTTATTAATCCTGCTGCTAACCCCCCATCAGCTACTGCTGCAGGAGATATTTGGTTTGGTATCTAATGGCGCATATAAAGTACGCTACTGGAACAGGTACAGGAAACTGGGTAACAATATCTAATGGTACAGCGGTAAAAGTTGCTACTGATACAGGTACAGGTGATTGGGTTAATCCTACTAAAATCTATGTAGCTACTGATACAGGTACAGGTAATTGGACTGAAGTTTGGGCTAAGTCTGATCCTGTTAAATACACATTTGTAGCTAACAGGTCAAAGTCTTTTAGACACAATGACGGATCTTGGTCAACGTCCCCAACGGCTGCTGCTGTTAGAAATGGTGTTTTTTCAGGTTCAACTAATTGCCCTTACGTTGGCGTGTTTGGTTTCAGCACAGAATCTGGAGGACAAACGTTAGCTCAAGTTCTTGCAGAAAGACCTTACATTACTAACGCTGCACCTACTGCTGGTGGGTCTGCGGAAAATTATATTGAGCTTCGCAGGATGACATCATCGGATTCTCCAACTGGTCTTGGAAGTGCATACGGAAGCTGGTATATAGCTAGATACAATGGAGATACTACTGATGGAACTCCAGACGCTGATGATGTTAGTTTTACTACTACGGCTGTTAAAACATATACAAGTGGTGATCCTTTAAGCAGGGGAGAAACTGCTAAATGGGATTTAAACGGTAGTTCTGCTAATCGCACTAAAATGCAAACGTTTGTAGACCATGCAGACGCTAAACCATTAGTTTTAACAAATGATACTTCAGTTACGGCTCTTAAAACAGCTATTGGTTCAGGAAGTGCAGATACTGAATATGCTGTGTTTTATGGCAATGGAGAAACAACGCCTCCCAAACTTGTAATAACTTTAGATTACGTGGCTCCATAATGGATACGCCACTAACCGAAGATAACGTTAAAAACTTCCGAGTATCCTCAATGACACTCGGTTTTTTAACAACAGTTATTGTAATAGTGGCGACAATTGTATGGTCAGTATCTAGCTATTCAAATAAGATAAACCGTGTAAGCGAAAAAGTAGAAACATTAATTGAAAACACTGTGACTCAATCTGAATTGCAGCAATTGCAATTTCAGATTAACCAATTGAATAACCAAGTTACGACAATGGATGAAATAATTCAAGAACTTTGCAACGAAGGTAGCTATCGTAGCAATTATCTTAGATAGGAGTAGTTATGGCATACAAACCTACTCGTAAATTTGTTACTGAAGACGGTGTAGCTATTGATTATGAATTAAGGCAAATAGCTAAACAGATGCCTGCTAGTGGTGGTGGAAGCGGAACGATAACAGGCGTTACTGCTGGAACCGCTATATCTGGAGGTGGAACTACTGGCACTGTTGTTGTTGATTTTGCTCCGTCAGAATTGAGCGCAGTTACAGCAGCAAGTGATGACAAAATTGTAATAGCAGATCAAAGCGACAGCGACAGCCCTAAAACTGTCACTGTTGCTTCTGTTGTCGCTCACGCTCCGCAAGGAGATATAACCGAAGTTGTAGCTGGAACAGCGCTAACAGGAGGGGGCACTTCAGGTAGCGTAACCCTTAATGTTGCCGATGTTGCAGTAGCACAGCTTGCTGACGCTGCTGTGCAAACAAGCTCAGAATCTTTTGCAGATAACGACACTAGTTTAATGACAAGTGCTGCTATTCAAGACAAAATACTTTCGTATGGGTATATAACAGGGGTTACTAATATTAGTGGTAACGCTGGTACTGCAACTGCGTTAGAAACCGCACGCACTATAGGTGGTGTGTCGTTTGATGGCACAGCAAACATTGATTTAGCTGGCGTAAATACAGCAGGTAACCAGAATACGTCTGGCAATGCTGCGACAGCTACCGCATTGGCTACTGCTAGAGCTATTAATGGCGTTGATTTTGATGGTACAGGAGCTATTACTGTTACTGCTGCTGCAGGCACATTAACTGGAACAGAGCTTAAATCTACTGTTGTTACGTCTTCGTTAACTAGTGTTGGAACTCTTTCGTCATTGACTGTAAGCGGTGCTTTTACTCCTGCTACCGTAACTGCGTCTACAGTTACTGTAGCTGCAGATGATTTGGTGTTAATTACAGATACTTCGGATAGTAATAACGTTAAAAAAGTAACTGCTCAATCTATAGCTGATTTAGGTGGTGGCGGTGGTGCTGATTTTAGTTCTGTTGCGTCTGACATCGTTCCCGATGCTGACTCAACAAGGGACTTGGGGACTTCAAGCAAGTTTTGGGCTAAGGCGTATGTAGATGAAGTTAATATAGCTGCTACAGGTCCAATATTGACTGAAGGGTCTGAAAATACGCTACGGATAGACAGTGGCGATGGAACAATTGATATTGGCGCTCAAAACACTGGTGCTGCTCATATCTATACTAATACGGATAACATTGTTTTTGGAACTACCCCATCTGGCGGTAGTCAAGGCGTAGATAACGTTGTTACTGATACGGCTTTTTATCCTTATGTAGATGACAAGCAATATCTTGGTTTAAACAATAGGGGTTGGAAAGCCGTTTACACAAAAGATGGGTCCGTTAGTTTGCCTGCTTACACTTTTGCAGGTGATGCAGATTCTGGGATTTACAGAACTACTGAAACTAATTCAGGAGGTTCAACTGTTGCTGTAGTAGCTATTGCTACAGACGGTACGGTGCGAGCAACGTTTGGTGATGATATAGCTGATTTTAAAAACGCTAAAATTACTACTACTGATGTCATTGATGTAAATGAAGTTAGAGCTGATAATGGTTCTGCTACTGATCCTTCGTTTACGTTTAGTTCTGATGGCAACACTGGCTTGTATCGCTATGATGCTGATTCTTTAGGTATGTCAGTTGGTGGAAATAACATTTGGTACGTTTCTTCTGCTGGTAATAATGTTTGGACAACGCACAGTAACGCTACCCATTACAGTTATTTTCTTGCAGGTGGAGGTGCTAATTCTCTTATCTACATGGGTGGCACTAGCTCCACAACTATGGGCGGTATTTACACAACAGGCTCAGGGTATTTCTACACTAGGGCTGGTAGTGCGTGGAGGACAAGGCAATCTTCTGGCGAATTTAGACA